ATGCCAACAAAATCCGATAATCAAAAATCGAATCATACGACGCTTGAACAGCATAACCAAAAAATGGCTGCAATGGTGTCGGACGTAGAAGCAACTAAATTACTCAGTGCAAAGCAGGCAAAATCCGATAAGCGGGTTTTGGATATGCAGCCTAGTATCGAGCGAGCTAATTTGATGGCAGGAAATGTACTTTCATTAACAGCGTTTAGGTCAGAGCGTAACCTAATCCTGTACCCGTTTTGCACCGTAAGTGATAAAAAAGTCATTGAACCAATAAAATACCGATCACCAGATGGATCTAGGTGGCTCGATATTATCCCGAGCCAAGAGCATGGCATGGTAAATATTTGGGATTTTGATGTCTTGCGATGGGCTCTCTCTAAAGCTGGTGAAATTGCCTGGATGGCTGAGTGTGATTTTCCAGATTTTGTTGACTTTACTTGCTATGAGTTGCTCAAAGGGCTTGGCAAAAATACCCATAGCGGTTCCAACCAAGAATGGTTTAAAACGTCGATGCTAAGGTTGGCGTCAACATTTTACAACGGCAACATATTGTCCAGTAAAGGTAAAGGTGATGCATTTACGTTGATGACATTTGAGTATGTGCCTGATCGGTGTAACAACATGACAAAAATCCGCATGCACTTCAGCCACGCGATAAAAAATTCTATCCGATTTAATAACACAATGTTGGAAGTACCTGCTAGTTATCATCAAAAATCGGGTATAAAAAAGCGATTACTTGAATTGGTTAAGGTTCGCATGGGTAAGTCCAAAATTTGGGATATTTCTTTGCTCGAATTACAAGCGATATGCCCCCATACGGGGTCTTTAACATCGTTTAAGACTCAAGTTAAAAAATACACAAGTAACAATTCAACTAATCCTCTTCCGTGGATATCTAATTTTTCTTTTATGACCTGTGGGAGAGGGGAAAAAATCACTTTCGAGCGTAGGGGGTAGGTGGTGCCATACAGGATACCTGAGGGTGCCATACTGGATATCTGAGGGTGCCATACTGGATACCTGAGGGTGCCATACTGGATACCTGAGGGTGCCATACTGGATATCTGAGGGTGCCATACTGGATACCTGAGGGTGCCATACTGGATACCTGAGGGTGCCATACTGGATACCTGAAGGTGCCATACTGGATATCTGAGGGTGCCGTACTGGACAATAATAATATGATAAATTTAGTTAAATCAATAACTTACGAGATTTTTTTTTAACCTAAAGAAGGTTTAAAGGAGGTTAAAGAAGATTTAAAGATCGCGTGGGCAGATTTTTCAAAATTTTTTTTTCGGCGGGGTGGCTGACACACGGCCCTTCGGGGAAAAAAAGAAAAAAGGAAGCCTTCGGCATTTTTTTAGAAGAGAAATCGTTTAAGCGGGCATTTCAGGCGTTATATTGCTTGTTTTGATGTGCCTCTGGGGGTGTTGAAAAAAGCGCAGTACACACCGTATCCGTTGTATATGTGTTTTTGATAATTTAGTTTTTTATTATATACCTTTTTCGCTGCTGAATCGTCCGTTATTTGACACACGGCCCTTCGGGGAAAAAAGACAAACCGGAACCCTTCGGGGTTTGATTAGATGAGAAAATCGAATGATTTTGTAATTTAACCGCATGCCGGTTGATGGCTCTTACATGTCGGTTGTGCCTTGCCTTTGCCGGTTTAATCATCACGGCTTTAATGCAGGTGATCGCTTACGACACAAAGTATTTGCCGGGATAATATCAACTACCGATTTAACTTTTGAGGATTATTGTTGACTGCTGGGAGAGTTTGCGCAAAGTGCGGCCATGTCAGATCGGTGGGTGAGGCTTGCCCGGATTCCGAGTGCCCAGAATGCGGGGTTATCTATGATAAGGCCGAGGACTTGGCCAGGAAAAACAGCCTTGCAGATCAGGCTCAAGCCGACGCGGTAGAGAAGGGTCTTCGGAAATGTCCTGGATGCAGAAAATTTTTTGACAAGAAGGACACAGTGTGTCCGCATTGCAAAAAAGCGATAACGCCGTTCTTTGATTGGGTTATTGCGGGAATTGTTATTGCGGTGGTGTTATCGCTTTTGTTTACTGATGGGTGGCAGTGTTCAATGTCTAATGAAACGGTGGATTCTGTTGTCGAGCATCCTACCGATGCGCCAGTGATAACGGAGAAAAGGCGATTTGTTGGTAAGTGGTATTCAAGCAGGTCATATGCCGAGGCAAACATTGAGCTGTTTTATGCAGGTGGATCGTTGTACATAGAGACATATTACTTTGTAGATGGCAGTGGGGGTGTGTCACAAGTGGTCGAGCGGGACACGCCCAAAGGCCGTAAGATCCAGACTCCAGGTGAGGTGTCTGAATATTTTGTTATAAATGCAGATGGAAATTTAGAATTTTGGAGCGATAGAAGCGGAAACTACTATACCGCAACTAAAAGATAGCGGTGGACGCTGAACGACCACCGCGTAGATCATCCCACGGCCATCGGCGCTTCCGCCTGTTCCGCTTGACGAGATTATCACGAGATGGATGTATAGACAACATGGAAGATGTAACTGATACTAAGCGCGTAAATTGCGTTTTGCCCGATGAGTTGTTCAAGGCTGTTAAGTTGTGCGCAGCAGATAATGACCAAAAAATGTATGAAATAACGACTGATGCAGTCAAGCAATTTTTATCGATATATGAGGAGATCCCCCCTGCTGTTTGGCCGGATAATACAGGAAAAAACAAGCACTTAAACGTGATGATACCGAGTGATTACTTTAAACGTTGTAAGCTGATTTGTGTTAATGAGGATGTCAGCATGAAGCAACTGTTGTTTTTTGTGATAACGGAGTACCTGAAGCTGAAGGGATACCATCAGCCTACGCCGTCGGATTGTACAAAAAACAAGCAATCGAAAAAAGCTGTTGAATAACAGATAGTTGATTTGTTAACGCACTGATTTATCCACAGATGGTGTGGATAAATGCGCAGATTTTAACGAAGTGCCGGTAGATCATTCAGCAGTGACCTCATGATAGATAAATCCGGGTGTATGTATTGATAGGTTGTATCAGGGTTTCGATGTCCCAACAGGTGCTGCACAGTTTTTGAGTTGCCGGATTCTGCCATGATTTTTGTTGCGATTTTGTGTCTGAATCTGTGTGCGCCCACGTTTTGCCCAATCCGTTTTGATACTCGCGCAAAAAATGCGGTTAGTTGTTGTGCGCTCAATTCGTCTCCGCAATAGTTTGGGTTGAACAAGGTGATGTTGAAGACCTGGCTATCATCAATGTTGTTGCCAACCGCCCACTGCGTGGCTTTCCGTAAGGCGCGTAATGGGCCAGCCAATTTTGTAGACATCGGTATAACCCATTCTAATCGGTTTTTAGATGTCCCTGATCTCAATATGATTTCCTTGCGCGCAAAATCAAGATCCTGCCATTTTAGCCCGACTAGTTGCCTCCTCCGCATGCCCGTATACCATAATGTTTCAACGATTGTTCGCCATAGCCACCCATCTGATCTGCTGTCGATGTATATCAGTGCTTTGTGTATTGAGTCATCTGATACCAATTTTGGCAGTTGGGTGTCTTCACGTACGCTGCCAACTATTTTGAATGGGTTTTCGGTTGTTTTTTTGAGCTTTATTGCTAAATTCCACAGGCATCGCATGTGCCGCATGTAGTTGTTCCACGTTGTTTCTCGCGCTCTATCCAGTACGAGCCTGCGCCAGGATAGGACTTCATCTACAGTGATTTTTGATACGATTTGCTGTTTATTATCCCGCTGAAATACGCAAATTACGTTTGTGTATGTGGCATACGTTTCATCTGCCCTTACATAGTGCTTGCGATATTCAACCATTAAATCCGATATCGTCATTGTAGTCATAATAATACCCATATTTATTCATTAGCATATTAACATAAAAACAATAATATGGTTATAATTTAATGCACATTTTTATAAATACATACATCTGTGTATATGTTTATTTGTTTTTATGTGTCTGTTGTGTCCTAGTCCGCTTTTACATTTTTTACTACATAAAGTATATGTTGTGGTTTTTAATTTATCAGGGTATGCATAAAAATTTTTTTACATAAATAATAATTTGTATTGTGCATGTGTATGTGTATTTCTGTTTATATGTTTTTACACAAATGTGTGTTAACATCATTTGCATATACTTTGGAGGGATTCATGATCTATCAAACACGCGAATATAGGTTTTATATCAGCCATGGCCAGCTGGTGGTGGTACATAGGGTGTCCGGCGCACTTGAAAATAGTCCCGGACTTATACCGAGGTCTCTCAAGTCATGCGATTATCAAGGGTTATTCAATGCTGCTAAACAATATTTACTAGGTGGAAAATCTGTGAAAACATAAACACATCTTGATTTTAATAATCTAATACGCAAAACTGTTTTTATATATCCCTGTGAGAGGTTCCTTTATGCCGGTAGTGATTGCAGTCGTCAATCAAAAAGGCGGCGTTGGTAAAACCACGGTGTCTGCTTGTTTGGCGGATTATTTGTCACAACGTGGTCATAGCGTTGTTATTGTTGATTCTGATCCCCAGGAGTCATCTGTTGATTGGGGGGCTTTGCGGGCAAAAACGGGTAGATCAGAGCACGCACTTGTTCAGTATAAAAAATCTCCGATACGGGTGGTTGGTTTGTGTCAGCCTAAATCATTTGTCGATGATGTTTTGGCACTACAGACTGATTACGTCATCATCGATGGGGCATCAAACCTGAAGGGTATTACGCGGCATACGATTGGCTTGTGTAGTATTGCAATCATACCGGTTACGCCGTCGTCATATGATCTGTGGGCCATGGATAAAATACTCGATGAAACGAAGGGCGTCCGTAAACTGGTGGTTGTTAATCGTGCAATTCGGCATTCGATGGATACGGATTTGATTCAAGCTGAGTTGGCCAGGCTCAACGAGCCAAATCTAGTATTGATGAATGCGATGTTATATCAAAGTGTCAACTACTCGCGATCTATCATCTATGGCGAAACGCCTATTTTATTTCGAAATGGATCCGCCAGAAAAGACATTGAAATATTTTGTAAAGAGGCATTTAAGGTCATGGAATCGATTGAAGGGGCGCATTATGGTTAGGCCATCGGATGACACGGGTAATCAGCAGGTGCGAGTTAGTTTTCAGGTTCCTCGTTGGCTGTATAAATCGATAAAAAATCTGTCATCTGAGACAGATCAAAGCATTAAGGACATCATGAGCCAAGTGTTATGTGATGCTGTTATTGATGGGGTAAATAATGGACGATTAAAAGGATTTCCCGATACGATAGATAAGATTGATTTATTTTTTAAAAAAAACAAATACAAGTCTAAGGCTGGCGCGTAATGGCTAGAGCGATTGAATTTGAGGTCTCTGGGCAAAACTTTGACGCCACATGCGACAAGGTTGACCGTACAAAACTTTACGGCCGTACCCAACGAATACCTGAATCATCGGGCAAACGTTGTTACTTGGGCAGGTTGTCAGATGATGGCTTGCACCTATTGGGCAAAGATACCTTGCAGGATGCATATTTAGATGATGATGATGGTGAATGGATGGAACCTAAAGTCACGTTGGCGGCTAAGAGTAAAGCGCTCGTAAAAACGCCATCGTCACATGATGGTGTGGTTGTGCTGTCTGATGTCGTCAGTATGGACGATTATCTGATGTATGTTGCCAAGTCCGTTTACCACATAGTGGCGTCAGCCGATTTTATCGATGTAATCGCAAAATGTCGTGGTATTTATACCTTTAAATACAACTACAGTGCATCCATCGACCAAGATGACGCCTTTTTGATCAATAATAACGGCGTTATTTTCCTGGTGGTCGGTGAGCGGTTGGCGTTTAATTTTATTGGCTTAACAGATGTTGCATCCACTGTCTTGGATGACGAAGAAGATGATGATGATGAAGATGATATTGATTTTGCAATGTAGGTTTTGGGTATGAGGCCTATCCATATAATCGATCACAACAACCGTAATGCCCGTGTTGGTCTTTTGGCCGATGAGAAAATAGTAAAAGCCCCGGATCGGGTGCCAAAAGGTGTGCGTAAAACACAATTTATTAGAGGCACAGAGGCTACGTCTGTGCCAGCTATGATTGAGTCTATGGGTATTACGTACCAGGATCTATCGCAAAAAATCATGGACTCAGATCCTGAGGTTGACATTTCTTTGGTCGGAAAACGGATCGATAAAACGCACCCAATTTATTTGATTGGTGACCAGCCTGCGCATAATGTCGTCATTAAAGAGTATGTGTATGCGCTGGATGGGTCATTACGTGTAACGCGTGATTTTAAGCCAGCCGAATCAAACATCAACCTCGAATCACCGGTTAATGGCCGGTTAGTTGATCGGTCTATGTTGACCAAATTTGCATTTGGTAGCTGTTACCAGTTATCTCATACCGATGGTATCAGCTATGACTATCTATATTCACTAGCTGGACATTTGCAGGATAATCGGTCGGTGATGCTCTTCGGCGCAAAAAATCCGATGATACTGCACTACAATGGCACGCCGTATCGCGGCTTGCTAGAGGGCCGCATCAAGGGTGAGCAATATATGTTGTTGATGCACCTCACTAACTTAGAATTGAAACGTATCTCATGACTACATCAAAAATAGATCTGACCAAATTGACGAGGACAAAATCGGGGGCTTTGATTGGTCGCGGCTTGGATGATCAGTCACTTTGGGGTCAGGCGAAAGCCTACCGGAAAGACGTTATTTCACATTATAAAATGCTAAAAAATCAGGATTTTGGACAATTAAAGTCCCAATTATACTGGGTATCCATTAAATTGGATGGCCATATGAAATTTTTGTGGATCGACGAAACCGATTGCTTTTTGTTTGATTTAAACGGTCAAGTGATTGTTGATTTGCCTGCATTGGATGATGCCAAGAGCGCATTTGTGTTAAGCGGGTATCAGAGTGTTTTACTGGTTGGAGAGCTATATGATGATAATCACCTGGTGCGGCCAAGGGCCAATACAATTGATGGTGTATTAACCAATGGCGATACCCAAAGGTTAGTGTTTGGCGCGTTTGATGTTTTGGCATTGGACGATCAAAAATTTGTACCCAAAAATCACGAGGATAAAAACCAAGTTATAAAAGCATTATGCTGCAATCCAGATTCCTGTCTTTATCATCCCATTCAGCAGTGGCTAGTGGATAAAAAAGAGCTGATGAAACGATACAACGCCTGGATCGAGGAGGGGGAAGAGGGGGTTGTCTGTTTATCTGATGATACGCATGAGGTTTACAAAATAAAACCCACTCAGACCCTTGACCTTGTAGTGGTTGGATACACGGTAGTGCCAGAGCATCCTGAGTCCATCCGGGTGTTGTTGGTTGCGCTGATGCGACCGGATGGCAGCCTACAGTTAATCGGCTCTGTCGGGGTTGGATTTTCCATTCAGGAACGAAAAGATTTTTTTAGCCGACTCCATACCACAACAGTGCCCTCCGAGTATAAGGCGACAGACGGCAATAAAACCTTGTATACGATGGTAAATCCATTAGTGGTCGTCGAAGTCGAATACCAAGAATTTGTGACAGATCGGAATAATCAGCCTCGCCTGAAAGCCTGTCTGAGCTTTAGCGATGAACGCGGATACATGGCCAACCGGCTAGAGCCATTTGGTGATATTTTGGGCTGCAATTTTACCCGCATACGCGACGATAAAGGGGTTAACCCAACCGATTTGAGATTGACGCAATTAGCCGATTTTTGCGAGTTGAAAAACCTTGAATGCGGCGCTCGTGCTGCCAATTTATCTCCTGGACAGGTTTTGGTCAGGCAGGTTTTTTCACGCATCACCAAGGGGGTTACCAGTGTTCGTAAGTTTTTGGTTTGGGAAACAAACAAAACGTATGATATGGGGTATCATAAATATGTTTTTATATATATAAATTTTTCACCAAACAGAAAAAAACCTTTGGTTAGAGTTGTTAGAGTGTCGAATGACTTAGATACAATCAATCTAATTTTAAATGACTTTAAGGAAAAAGAAATTAAGCGTGGGTGGGCGGAGTATCTATGATTTAGGTGGGAGTTTAGCTGTTTCCTGCGCCAAAAAATTTCACGAACGCTTTATTCACCGTGCGTTTGACGTAATCTATTTGATGTGATGGTTTGCGGTCGTTTAATCTTGGGCTGTGCCGTATCATAGCATCCTGCACTTGTGATCGTGTGTAACCCCTGCTCAGCATATCGGTTGCGATCATCCAATCGAGCTGAGAATAATTGGTATTAAACCCGTATGTTGCAACCAATCGTTTGGCTTCGGAGATAAAAAAATCGTTCGGTGAGACTTTATTGCGCAGTATTTTGATGCGGTTTGGCATGTTACGGTCCATCACTTTTATTTTTGCGTGCCGGCGCTTTGCCCATGCAATTAGGTCTGGCCCTTTTTGTGCGGGTAACCCCATGCAATCATGGATTAACACCCACGGCGCATAGTGGCCTGTTTTGTGCTCTGGCTTTCGGTTCGTGAATCCGGCCAACCGAAAATAGTGACGCCAATCGGCGGCCTGATCGCCGCCAAATTCTTTGGCGAGCAATTGTGCGATGAGGGTTGCAATGGGATTATCAATTGGCGCATCGCTGACCCGCACCAATACTTGGTAATTACCGGGCGACGATTCAATCATGCAGCAGGGTTGCATGCCTCTTGATTGCATCTGTTCGATTTTCGCGGTGTCAACATCGTCAACCAGTATCAGGCCTTGGTTTTTATCGTAATCGGGTCTGGCATAGATATCGTAGCCGTCAAAATTTTTCCACTTCAAATACCTTAGGCATTTATCATCCAGTAGTTGGTTATGCGTCCATTTTTTGCACAAAAAATGGCCTCCAGGCTTTTTTATACCGATGTCAAGCAGCTTAACCTGCATGCAATCAAGCTGATGATGGATGGCATCTTTGGTTTTATCGTTCATCTTTTGGATAGTAGCACAGGATGTATTTATGTTTTAACAGTTTTATGCATAATGAGATCCCCGTCACTTTACAATGTAAAGGGATGGGGTAAAATAAGTTCATCAGTTGAGATGGCAACTTAACTATTTCGGCATGAGGCTGAAAGCGGTGGCGGCCACGAGGGCCGCCGACCTTACAAGGGGAATCAAAATGAGAACCATCATAATCTATCTCATTATGATCTTACTGCTTATCTGGCCAGTGGTAGCACACTAACCAGTAAGACATGGACGTAAGGATAACGGGGCACGGATGCCCCATCACTTTGGAGTATAGCACCATGATAATACCGGCTCAAATCAAAGCCTGGTTAGACGGTTTGATATCAGAAAAGGAGGCTCAAAAACGGACGGGGGGGACGAGGCAGAATTGGCAGTATCGAAAACCTAAAATACGTGCAAATGCAGGCGTGCAGATTAAGGCGGGTGTGTGGTTATATGATCCCATCGCGTTAGATGGGTACTTGCAGCAGACGGCTAAATATCGACCCTAGCCCTGGGCATAAATGCCGAGCACCAAGTAAAAAGCATTTTTCACTTGGTTCATATATTTCGCCCGCGAAAAATTCAACTGTTTGCTTTTTTCATCGGATGTCCCATGGCCCAAGTGATGTATCTGAAAAACTTGAAAGAGATCGGGGCAAATTTTCCGCATTTTAACGATAACGCGTTCGAGTTTCAAAATTTCGGGGTTGTCTTCGAAATGGGTTGGCTCCATGTCTCCCTTGCTTTTCATTGCGCGTCCAATTGTTGTGCTGCTGGCGTATCCGCCCGGCACTTTGTTACTCGACCAACGTGCCCAGGTTTTGATCAAGTCAGCAAATGCATAATTGTTAATACCGGCCTTGTCTAGGTCTGCGCTTATCAAGTCATATTGCATATGATCTCTCTTTATGCTGTGTTTTTATGGGAGTAATTATATAATCATAATGCAATATATCTAATCGTGATATTCATAGTCGATGAACGCGCAAAAAATGCGGACGGGCTGCATCTGTGTGTTTTTGTAAAAACATAAACCCATCTTGATTTTAATGATGCAATGTGTAAACTGATTTCATGGGCGAAAAAAATGAGTCAGCCGGAAAATATGGGCATATTATTCAGTTGTGTGCTTTGGCGCATAGTCTGGGTCTGTATATTGATGTCAATGCAGACGTATTTGTTGTATGTGATGTGTTCAACGGCACCGATGAAAAATGCACATTTTTATCGGATCTTGAGGCTTGCTTAAATGCGCACCTCAAACAAGCGGTATTGTCCATTGTAACGAAAAAATCTAAGCACACAAAAAAGTGTCAGGTTGTGCCGATTACAAGGGATTTAGGCCAGGATTTTTTAGAGTATACAAATTTTTGCGACAATTGTGGCAAGAAAACGGTTCATGAAGTCCAAAAAATCGTCGGGCGTGAGGGTGTATCAATGACCTGTACTGTTTGTTACATCTCGCGTGAGGAGCTATAAAATGGAGTTTACATGCCAACGGCGACAGAAAAATTAGTCATTCACAAAGGGGCCACGTTTATTGAGGATTTTTACTGGCAAGATGCAGATGGTAAGCCGGTATCGCTGGCTGGCTTTGATGGCAAGCTGCAAGTTAGGCAAGATCGCGAATCAGATGACGTGTTGTTGGAGCTATCCATTGATAACGGTGGAATATTTTTTGAAAAAGATGGTCAGGGACATATACAGTTTTACCACGGAGCAACAAAAACAAAAAAAATTAAATGGTCTAAAGGTGTGTATGATTTTTTGATTAAAAATAAAACTGACTTAGATGATGTGGTTAGGCTGATTGAAGGGCCGATTGAGATCAGCTTCGGCGTTACTCAATGACTGGCCGAGTTATACGCAATAGGGACGGCATCACATTAGTCCGCAAAATTGTGCAGCCTACCATTATTCACAGGACTGTGCGGCCGCCGACTATTGTTGTGGATGGCAATTCAACGATTATTTTAAAGCAACATAACGTCACGCGTATTGTTGAGCGCTTGGTTCAGGGGCCGCGTGGTCGTGCCGGTAAAGACGCCGTGCCGGTGCCTGAATCAGTGCTCGTTAAAACGGGTGATAGTGTTTTGGATGCGGTGCCAATCGCGTATTTTAGCGGGGCTGATTATGTTATACAGGTTGACGATGATCAACAGCGCTATATGCGTGTTAATGTTCAAACGTTGTTTGTTGGGTCAGGTATTGAACCGTCTATTTACTTGTATAATGAGCATGGGCATGATTACGGAAATTTATTTGGCGTTAAAATAGAGGCAGGTCAGCTACAATTAATTGTAGCTAACAAAGGGATTAATCCCATTAACATATCAATCACAAAATCACATCATCTGAGGTAGTCATTATGCCACAATCCTTTGTACGCATTAGGCGCGGTATACGCCTAGGTCATACGCACTTATTGCCTGTCTCTGAGGTGCCGGGTAACTCTGGGGATGCATTGTTGGTGCCTAACGGCGCGGTGGCGTTCGGTGAGCCCGGCACGACGGTTGAAGGTCAGGTTTATACCAAAAAAAACGGTAGTTGGGTCGAGCTGTTAAACGCGGATCAAGTTAAAAGCCTGATTACTGCAAATGTCAGTTATCGTGGCGTGGTGGCGTTATTGGTGACGGATGATTTTGCAGATTTGGCCGCCGCTGAAGTGGTGGTTAATGCCGGTGATCTGCAAGGGGTTGGATTGGTTGACGGCAGCCGCGTGCTGTTTACCGGGATAATCGGAGCGACACCCAACGTTTACGTTGTCACCGGTACATTACCTGCAACGCTTGTTGAAGAATCGAATGCTGCAACTGAGGGCGATTTGGTTTTTATCACGCAGGGCACGGGTGCCGGAGCTCAATTGCGTTACGACGGGTCGACGTGGGAAACCACAGGGCACGTTAATCAAGCCGTGATTGATGCGATTAATGCATTTGTTGGTCGTGGTACTGGCCCGGCTGACTATCCCGATAATACGACCATCACCGATGGCACCCCGCTCAAAAATGCCATTGGTTTTTTGGCTGTGGCCATTGATCAGCTCAAAGTTAATTTATTGGGCTTAAAGCCAGATATAGGCACAATATCAAGTGCAACAAGCGGTACTCTGCAAACGTTGCTGTGTACACAATTTAGACGAATGACTTTGAATTTATCGATAGACAAAGTGGGTACAAATCCGCCTGTGATAGTGACTGTTAGATTAGTGTTGCAGCATAATGGGCGGGTTGGGGTTGATGATGCAACGGTCGCTGATTTTTTGCCCGCCGAGGAATTGAATGCCGAGGAATTTGGGGTTATCGATGGGCTTGAATTCAACGTTGCCCTCTCAGGTGCCGGGGCTGATCAAGCCGTTGTGGTGACGTTTGTGTCCAACACGGCGGTGACGGTCAAGGGTAATATGCAGATAGATATTGCTGCATAACCATGTTTGACGTATTTAGAGGTAACGACTTTAAGACACTACGCATAAATGGTGTCACGTTCGGTGCTGGCCCGGATCATCCAGCGGATACGGTTAAAAATTATGCTGTGGACTCGCGGTTTTACCAGGGCAAGGTGACGTGGCGATCTATTGCGGCCACGAATCAGCGTGTTGATTGGGTTGTTGATAATCCGCAAACATTGGTTTTTTATGGTGCGGATGGTGTGATGAGTGGCATAGGCCTATCTGGGGGGGCGCTACCCTTTTATCAATCAACCGGGGTACGCAAGGATATTGTGTTGTGATCAAACCGCTTAAACACGTTCCGGGGCCGCCAAGAGGCATCGGCGAATTTACACCCGGTGATGTTATCAGCGTTGAGCACGGTGGGACTGGCGTCCAGAGTTACCCAGACCTTGCAAACGTGTTAGGTATCACTCAAGCGCCGCAAATTATATCCGTTATTTTTTCCGAGAACATCACTACGCGTAATGACTACGTGCAAATTGGCACAGTTGCCAATTCTTTGGCCGCTTACACGCTACCGGTTGACTGCACGTTGATATGGGCCAGCGCGTCGGTAGGTCGGGTCAGAGGCCGTGGCCCATTAGATATCGTGATTGGCTCTGTGCAAAGTTCCATTTTAACCTTTGAAAAAATCGACACGCCTGAAGTGCAGATTAACAAAGTGATTGATTTAGATGTCCCTGCCGGAGAAATTGTGCGCATAAGGGGCGGCAATGTGGTGGGCTTACGGCTGGATGTGTTGGTTGTCTCGCTATTTTTCCAGGTCGCCCAATAGTGGGGCTGGTTAACGGCATGCTGTTTATGCAGCCGGTGGCAACTGGCTTACCGTATCACGGCCCGGTGCAGGTGCATGCCAGTAAACGCGTATTGGAGGATTTGAGTGTTTTAGAGGCTGTTATCAGCTCTGAATTGGCGTTAGATGTTGATAACCCCATAAAATACGATGTCGGTAGCGACGTGATTGGAGACAAACACATTGAGCGGCCTGTATTAGACGGTAATATTCGGATTAATAAAATACCGGGGCATACCTTCAAAAAAGCGGCCGATTTAATCGCATTTGAGCAGACGACGGGCGCAGATTACCGGGATTATTTGGTCATATCTGGGGATGATAACCGCATCGGTGGGTCAGCCGAGCCCTTAAAGTATCCGCCCGGCTTGCCTACAATAGTGACCAAAGCGATCATCAATGGTGCGCAGGTGGATATGGCCGATGAAAATTTTTTCATTCACATAGACGATGAAGGCGTGCCATGGATCATTAGCATTACAGCGGAATTTCAGGACGAGCTATTGTTGGCCGGGTTTGATGATCGTCAACAATTTGATGCGCCCGACATACCGCCAACATTTGAGCCATCTTTGACTTGGCGATTTGTCGTCCGCGTGATAAAAAAACTCAGTGAAACAGAGCTATTAAACGAGATATTGTTCGACGAGTTAATGGTGTTAACGGTGCCTGATCGCATCAATAATATGCTGATCACAGAGCACCAGTTCTCTCGCAATCGTTTTGTGGTTGGGGTTGATGGTATCACGCAGGGATTTGCTAAATTTCGTCAAAACAACGTTATCATCTCGTCAAATCGATCAGGCACAGAGTTTATCGTCAATGTGTATGGGGTTTACACGCTTGAAGTCGATCAAGGCGACGATAGAGTATTAAAACTATTTGGGTTTGATGCGCCGATGACCATTGATTACAGGAGTCTCAAAGGTAGCCCGCCTGCTCACAGATCCGGCGGTGCGCAAGGTAACTTGACGCACGCATTCAAGATTTCTCTTACTTCTTCGTTGGGCCTCGATGGGAAAAACAAATTTCAGTTTTTTTTCGACCCCTTTAAAACGCTACCAGATATCTTAACGTCTGCCTCTATCGATGGATTTGATGCGTTTTTTTGCTACCGATATGACAAACTGGATCAAATCACGCCGGATAAACTATCGATTGTGATAGACCGGGTAACGTCCAAGTCAGATAAAGGCGCGGACATCAATCATGAGCTGTTCACCGTGACGCTATCTAGTGGCTCTAAAACACAGGTGGTGGATAACGCAATTTTCGATGACATCGAAACATTTTTTATCAATACCCTTCGACGGGCGGCGATTATTTTTCAAAATGATACGTCGTATCTGTTTGCGATGGATATGCCAAAAAATGATGATACGAGCAATTTGCAAGCGCATGCGGCTGTGGTGGGCTGCGCTGATGCCGTGGTTGCTGTAAATCCCAGTATACGGTTGAGTCATTCGATTTTCGCGGGCATAAAAAAAACCGTCGTGGTGTCTGGCGGCGGGGGTGGTTTTGACATTCAACGCTCGAACGGAAATGCTTTTATTGGCATCACCAATTTTAAATTTGCAGCCGATCCAGAGAACGAAACAATGCACTTCGTGACGGACACAAATGACGAAAAACGATTTATCCAGATGGTTTAATGTAACGGCAGGAGTTAAAAAGTGGCTGAGCATGCAATACAAACGACGGGATTGCCAAGCGTTGCGCCTGATTTTTTAGGTCAACACGCGATTGACGGCACCGCAAAAAAATCGTATACCGCCTTTGGGTTAACGGCAAATTCATGGCAAGAGGACGCCGGTGGTAGTGGTGCGCCACTGCGCACACAGACGACACTGGCCGTGGTAAACGGCACAGATTTCGAAATTGATATGGCAAACGTCCAAGGCGGCCAGGAAATATTTTTGGACGTCAGTGCTGCAACTGACACCGTGTTGGGTATTATTTTATTCAACGTAACGCAAGCGCCAGATGTGCTCAAACATTTCAAAGTCGTTGTGGAAAGTCCGGGCGATGTTTTTACATTCAATTTTTTTGAATTTAACGACTCTGCGGACATTAAATGGTTGGGGGTTAAGGACAACCAGACGGTTATCGGCCAAACCGTCATCTATGAAGTGTCTTACGAATTAAGGCCAGAGGATCAGTTAGACTTTGTTGATGAACTGGGTTTATATCGCATACACGCAATACAATTGATTGATAACTAATGCAAAAATTCGCCAATGATTTGAGATTGGTTTTGTCGCTTAACCAAGCTGTTGATGGTTTATCTCTGACCCAGGATGAGGTTGATTTTTTACGCGAGTCTATGCCTGCTTTGGGCGCTGATGATTTTGCCATACTCACAATTTCGTTCATTGGCCTTAAAAGCGAGATTATCAAACTGATCTCGGTTGGACAAAAATTGATTGGCGTGGAACGCGCTCAAGAGGGTACTGTTGCCATAGAATGGCCTTCTGGGTCATCGCTTGAGTTATTTTTGACAGCGGGAACCGTCAGTAATTTTGCACATAAAAGTGAAATTTTGGCATTGAATCATAGAGTAGACCAAGCAAACGACAAGATTTTAGCGCTAGAACAGGCTATATCTGGTATACAGAGTCAAGTTGATACGTTGGTATCGCCAGTATCTTTGGACTTTGCGTCGATATTGACCGGCGGTGGGTCGGTGTTGGTCAGCGGCGGGGATGTCGTGCATGACGGATCGGAAGGAACCGGCATGCTCAAATCGATATTGACCGGCGGAGGGGATGTATTGGTCAGCGGAGGGGATGTGCTGCATGATGGATCGGAAGGAACAGAAATACTCAGTCAGATAGTGACTGCTAGCGGTCGTGTTTTGGTCAGCGGTGGCTATGTTGTGGTGTAAAAAACATTATGTCGATTGATAAGGGTACGGTTGACGACATTAAAAGCTTGGTGCCAGAGACCCAAAAAAAACGCAAAAAACTGAAGCCAAAGCCGCGTAAATCAGGGATACCATCGACGGCATCGGCGGTGAAAGCGGACTTGGGCAATGGGCAGGGGATCGCATCGCCGATCACCGAAAGGCCAGGCAGCCGTGAATATCACGATACCCTCCATGAATACAGGACAAGCGATGGATTTTTTACGGTCGTTATACGTAACGTCAAAACGATCAATGGGGTTGACGCATCCGGTCAACCGGCAGCGTGGGTGCTAGATGACCCGCCGCCGCCGGAAGAAGTATAAAGCAATCAGGATGATTAAAATGGGAACCATGCCATGGGTCTGCTCATTTTGCCCACGGATCTATCCAGAGTGGATATGCGCCGAGAGATAGCGGCAATGGACGCAGATAAATAGGCCATTTGTTGGGCCATGTTCTGCGTGCTTTTATCCATCATTTTTGTGTTTGTCGCCATACTTTGCATGATAATGACGATCTGTTGCATGCTATTAGACATGCCAGATATATCATTCACCAAGGCGTTGGCCTTGTCTGATATTTGCGATATTTGTGATTTTTGTGTGATATCGCCTAAAACTGCCGCAATATGGATAGATGATTTTAATGTCAAAATAGACATTAAAATAAAAACTGAAATTAAAAAAATACATATATACCTATAAAATGAATCTTGCATTTGTTACCTCTTGCTTGTTGTTAGTGGGGGATGGTATTTTTCTTGCGCCTTCGTTTGCGAACTATGTTGGTGGGATTACCTGATTGCGCCCAAGACGGCTGCGGATTATCCCAATCGATCAAATGCGCTTTGATGTGCAATATGGATGCGTAGTTGTAGGCGCATAAATCAAAGGCCTCATTCGCGGCTTTTTGGGACGATTTTACCCAACGCCCTTTGTTATCGTCGTAGTATTCAGCGGTCATTTCGCTGAACCAGGATTCGGGCAGCCAACCGGGAATGTTGACGTACCCTGGCCCCATCGATTCGATGCGCAAATTGGCACTCACGGTGTTTTTAACCAGTGTTGTGTTGATGTGTAGCACGGGTATTTGGCCCCGTGCATCGGCTGTTATTTTGCCGGATCTGTTTTTGCGTTTGCCATTGTCCGGGTAAATGATTTCGATGTTTGGCTTATTGGGGTTGCTGTGCCCTTGGGTCAGTATAAAGCGCCGTTTATACCCCTGTAGTGCTGCGGATCGCCAAAAATTATACGCACGATCCGTCACCCCTGGGCGACCGTTAGCATCACATGTGGTGATAATAGAGCCCATCAATCGGCTGTTATCAGCCGTTGGATACGTCTTATCAAACACATCATACAAATTTTCCCAATCGCGCTGATATGTTGCAGGGTCAATACCGTCAATGGTGTATCGATCAATAATCCAGGAGGTTAAATTTGGCCCCCACCCGTGCACTTGCACGACAAAAGAATTTTTTTGGACATCGATGGATGTGGTTAAAAATCGGCAATCGTGCGGCACAATGCCCTGCATCAAGCTATTTTGTTTGCGATTTTGCAGGCTTTCAGCCGTGGAATCATCGCCTAATCGTTTGGGCCTGTAAGCATCGCCTTGGTCAACATTGGTGGTGGTTTTTAAAGCGTCTTGATTCCCCGTTTTTTCAAAATGTTCGTAGGCATCGAGATATTTTTTCACAATGCTTTTCCAGGTTTGGAATGCGGCAACGCCGCACGGAATCAAAAACGAGGCAATGTTTCCGGGTCGGGTTTTTTCACCACTGATGACACCGTGGCTGTCAATCTGTTGGCCTTCAGCCAGCCAAACCCCACTGGCTGTTACGGCGGTTTTTTGCGACGGATCAATTAACCCGTGGCAATGCGTGTGTGGGCATTGCAAGTGCGTTGTTTTTGGGTCACGATTGACCCAATGGAATGTGTTAAAGTCTGGAATAAAATAGTCGCCGCAGTGTGGGCATTTGACATAGTAGCGTCGTCGATCACCGCGATTGTATAGAGACAATATGCCTGGCACAGGTGGTGCCTCGTGCGGGCTACTGGGATGCCAATCGGGGTCAACGGTGCCGGATGGGGATGACTCGGCCAGGCACATGGCCAGCGTGTCAAACGTTTCTGTTCGTTTTCGGGCGAGGTCAAAAGGCTCGCCGTCCCCGCCAATGTCGGACGGCATACGGTCGTAGTCTGTTAGGGCTACACGCGGTATTGATTTACCGGCCAAGTGACTAACGGTTGGCCAGGCGATGGACACAATATTGCCCGCTTTAAACACCTTCTCATACATGTTGTCGTCGTTCGCAGAACCGGTTTGCTGTGACTTAACTTCGGCACTGAAACGCAATAATCTTGATATGTCCTTGCGGCTAAAATCCTCAGCGCGATTTTCTGTTGCTTGAACGATCATATAATCCGATGGGGAAATGACAACGTTGTAGCAAAACCAATTGAGCAACAATGCGGCGGTTTTACCGCACTGCGCAGGCCCAACCAACACCATCTCGGTGTATTCACGGGATGCCAAATCGTTTTGAGGGTCTTGCATGTACGGTGTCACGTTGACGCGATAAGGCCCGGAGTAGCCACCTGGTATGTTTAACACGCGGTAATCCTCGGCGCATTGTGTAACACTCATGCGTCGCGGGGGTTTGACAATGTGGGCAACTTCTTTGATGATTTTTGCAGGGTCAGCATACGCATTAGATGGCATTATAATGCGCTCTCCCGGATTAAATTAGTCTGCAATTGAATTTCAGTGGAGCGGAAAACCTCGGTAAATCGGTTGACTAAAAATCTCACGTGAACCGGCACCGGAGTTTGGCTGGGTAATGACAAACCTAAATTTATAGGTGCACCTGGCTGCGTATCTGCAAGATCCTCTGCTGTTAATGCCAACACAAAATCGGTTGGCAATACGCTGTTACCCAATGTGGTCGCAACGACCGGTGCTAAGGTTAATTGATCAACCCCAGGATTAGAGACGGACTGTGCCAATCGATCAGGCTCTGACGAGCCGAAGAAAAAAATTTGATCAACGTCTTGGCCGTTTAATGCCGCTTGGAACAAAACGGGGCCAGTGACGGGGTTTGTTAAGCCCGCGTCAAGAAATAACTGATAGGTCAGCATAAATTTTTACCTAGAACAGGATGAGATGGTCGTTGGGGATAGCGATGAAATAGTTGGAATCCACACTGAAGGTGGCTTCATTTAGCTCTATTTCTGGTATAGCTGGGGTGATTAATTGTAATGAAGCAGTGCCGAATGATGCGCCACCCTGGTTGGGTTGGAGGTCAAACATATACGCAGAGACGCCCTCTGTATTCGGTAATTTATCGGCATTTTTGCCGCCAACCAGCGTGCGAACGCTGATCACCTCGGTACTAACCCCCAGCTCAGGTGTGTTTGGCCTGGGCGGTGGAGCGTTAAAATCGGAGGATGGCGTAATGTCGTTATTCTCAGTTCGGCTCACAAAAATGGTCAATTTACTTTGTGCGAAGCCTTGCTCCAAGTCTAAGGTATGTATCATGCGGCCCACTTTACCAACCGCCTCTGTTGACGCAGTGGTCAACGCAGCATGATCGCTCAGCTCTATTGTGCTGTTCAGTGGCGTTTCAAACGTGATTTGATTGTTACGATGCGTGCCTAAAATTTTTGTCTTGGCTTGTTGTATAACGGACAATGCCGCGTTATCTCGTAAGCCCTGATCATATTGATCAACAATACCTGGCGGCTGCGGGGAGCGGGATGAACCAATAGACGAGCCAATAGACGATCCAGCAATACCAGAAAATTCGGATACCGGATTATCGGCTTCTTTTTCATCGGTATCTATGGCCAGATTATCTTGTGTTTTTATTTGTCCAAACGATGCAATAGACGAGGGTGATGTAACGCTAACGCGTACAACCTCAACCATATCTTGGGTATATCGTTTTGATGCGCGCACCGTAAAGCCCGCACATAATTGCTTGCGGGTGGCCTCATCAATGTTAAATCGCACGGTATCAGGGCATTGCACAGTCGTGGATGCAGGGGCATCAACAAACCCGATGCCATCGACATCAAAGGACAACCCATTGGCAGCATTAACGACGGCATCGCGTGGCAATAAACGCTGGCCGCGCGCAATATCGCAGAGATCGGGCGCGCCATACTGATACGATACCGAGGTGATTTTTTGTTGCGGATATCGGTACGCAATATCGATATCGACGTGATTGGTGATAGATCGCAAATCAGTGATCCTGATTTGTATGGACTCATCATAAATATTGTTATCATCAAAGGTTAATCGTGGGCTAGTCACAGCCCATGGCGATAACACAAACTGCCCAAACCGATTTTTTTCCAGGCTTGAAGGGGTTGTGGTCAACAACGCTTGTGCGAGCTCAAACCCCACGGCATCAGGATCCAACACTTCAGGGCTAAAAATGCCTGGTATCAGTGCTTTGACTTGTGCATCGCTCATCGCATCGAGATCAGATTGATAATTGTCGGTGCATGTTAATGTCACTAACTGATTCGTCGGGTCAAACTCTGGGGTATCAACCAACCCGCTAAAAATACGGTTTTGCAATATTATATTGCCGTTGGCATCCAACTCCAGGTAATCGATAGTCACCGGCTTACCCAGCCACTCGTTGATTTTGGGGCGTCTCGGCGGATCAAAAGACAACTCAGCAATTCGAGCGGTGTTTTCTTCGGCTTCAATTTCGATTACGCCGGTTAAAAATGTGCTAATGTCATCGCCGTCTAATGTGATGCGAGCTGACCAATACCGCTCAGTGCGGCCGCTAACATCGATAAACGTTGTTGTGATCGACTGCTGTCGGTAAACAGCATGATCAACGGTTGATGTATTGGCGCTTAACGATGCGTAGCCAACCGCTGCCGCCACATCGGTTGTGGTTGCGGTTTGTGCCTGACCAATCGCAACCGTTGAAACGTCAACCCCTTGCGAAAAGGCTGCCTGCGCAATGAGCGTGCGTTGGTTTTTCGTGTTTATGCTGCTGTTAAGCGTCGCAGTATTGAGCCGGTCACGGTTGAGCAGCATTAGACTTCCTTAAGATTTAATGACCACCCATGCTCCGCTTGATAGACTGCGTTGTTTTGTTCTGCGCCGACGGGCAAAATCACGGTCATAATCGGTAAATAATTTACAACGTAATATTGGGCGTTGGGTACAGGGGTGATGTTGGCGGTTTGGCCAACCATATTGACTGGGGTTTCATTTTTTTCTAAGCCGTTGAAGGCGAGACACCACGGCGCAAAATCCAACCTAAATGGCATTGGTATGGTTGCCGTTGTGGTCTGGGTAGATAAGCTAAGTGGCGCGACCCAATGCAGTAATACCGGGCCATTGAAATCGATTGATGATAATGCCGCAGGCACGGTGCCACTGCCCGATAACTGGATATCGTACTTAGACCAATGTGTTTGCAGAGTGCCACGGCCGGACATCATGCGCCGAAATCTACCGCCTTTTTCTTGGGTGTGACTTTGCGCCAAATCATCAGCGGCGTGGAACGGTATGATAACGTCATTAATTTTCAGTGTGATCATTTTTTGCGCCCTTGTTTAATCGCTTGTTTACGCAACACACGCTGTAAATCATCACGTGTTTCGGGGCTTAACGTGGCCTCAAACTCAGGCACCCCAGGAAATTTAATCACCGTTTTGGCCATCGTGTTTTGCGTAGCCGGTGCGGTTGGCACACTCGGGATCGCAGGCAGCGCGCGTTGCGGCCTTGGCGAAAATGCGTTTAATTTTTGTCCATTACGCGCCATGGATTTTAGCGTCGAAAATGTCGATGAGCCGTGAAACGCCACGGTTTGAGCATCGTTAACAAACTCGCCACGGCTCAATAACGCCTGCACTGAATCAGATACCCCCGTGCCGGCGCCATCCACTAAACCGCCGCTGGCACGCCGGATCGGTTGCCCGGCATCATCTTGGCTCGTGGTTTTGTTTGGTTGGCCCGGTTGGCTAGGTTGGCCCAGTGAAGGAATCTCTATTTTAAGATTTTTCAGGGTCTGTAGATTAGATTTCAACGCATCAACTTGCTGTGAAATCGTATCAATATTGCTCTGGATAGTGATGCGCTTGTTGGGTTTAAACGCATCCAGTTTAGCTTGCAACGCATCAACATCGGTTTGCGCTTGTACGATGTCCGATTGAACATCTTCTGGGTCTCGTGGTTTCTCTGTTTTTTCTAATTTTGCTTGATTGGTGGCAATCTCGGCTAAGCGCTTATTCAGTTGTGCCAAACTTTGTTCTGACGCTTGATTAGCGGCCTTCAGGACGTTTGATTTTTCTTTGGCAGCGTTTGCCGAATCTACCTGGCCTTGTATCTCGCGTTGCACGATACGATCTTGTATATCACCAAGAGACTCTATGAGTGCAATTTTTTTATCCGCGTCTTGAGTTTGGTTAACCAACTCAGAGATGCGTTCGCCGATTTTTTTGGCGTTTTCGGTTTGGCCTAAGCGGAGCAATCGTTTCGCTTCGGATAAAGCTTTCGCCGCCTCATCTTGGACATCTCTCTGCTGATCCCCTGATGACAGTTGGCCGCGCTGAATATCGCGTATACGGTTTTCTCGGCTGCCTTGTTGGCCAGATAATTGGGCGCGTAACTGTTTGGCCGCTGCAACAAACGTTTTTTCATCGTTTAAGGCTTTATCTAGTGCGGCTTTTTGTTTGTCGCGTGCTTTTTCCGCGAGATCAATTTTTGTTTCAAGCAGATTTTTTTGTAAGCGTATTTTGTCTCTTAACGCCTGTTGTTCGGCTTTAATCGATTTATCTAATTCGGATTTCAGCGCATCTAAACGCTTTTTGGCTTCGTCTGCTGCCGTTTTTGTCAGCGCCTTTTCAGCGTCGACGGCCGCTTTTCGGTCAAATTTTTCCAACTGGATTTGTAGTTTGGCTTGCTCAACTTGCAGATTTTTCAAGTTGCTTGAAGCAGTCACCAGATTATCGACAAACTCCGTGCCTTTTTTCGCCGCCGTATCAAAATCCAGCCCGGTTTGTATCACATCCGCTCGTAGCCGCTTAATCTGGATAACGGCGTTATCAACGCCTTCCAGGCCGAGTCCTTTGATTTTATCTTCGAGTTTGACAAATGCCTCGACGGCTTTTGTGCCCGCCTCGATTTTTGACAACGTGCTCTGGTGCTGCTCTTCGAGCGCATTAAATGCGCTCACCGCGACATAAACACCAGCGGCAATGGCCGCCAATATCGCCCCAAGTGGGGTCGCAATAAATTTTAACGATGCAACTGTGGCAGCCCCAATAGAAGTGGCCAAGCCGCCCATGGCTATCCGGGCGGCAATTGCAGTGGCAGGCAGGGCGGCCATGCTAGTGCGCAGTAGGCCCATATTGACGGTCAATTTACTCGCACCGATGGCAGCAAATAACGCGGACGCGCCAATCCCGTGTAATGCTGTTGATAACCCGAGCAAAGAGGCAATTTTAATCGCAGTATACAGAGTACCCAATGTGACCGCAGCAACGGTGATTTCACCGGCAAACGCCGCGAGGAATTTGGATATTGCGATGACCGCAGGTGCTAATGTGTCGCCCATTTTAATGGCAATTGATTCAATCGCCGAGCCCAATTTTTTCAATACACCGCTGATACCGGCTTGCTGTGCGGTCGCGATGGCAGCAGCAGTGCCGGTTTTTTTAACCTCGGCTCTGAGCCTTGCAATGGACGCGGGAGTTTGTTGTATGGCGGCCAAAAACTTTGGCCCCGCTTCCTGACCAAAAATGCGCAGCGCATCTTCAACGCTCACGCTTTTTTTGCGCAAATCATCAATGATCTTCAGCAGTGGCCGTATTTTTCCGGTGGAATCTTTGGCCGATACGCCGACGTTTTTCAGGCCTTGGTTGGCTTCTTTGGTCGGTTTGGCGAGTCGGGCTATGCCACCGGCAAGTGCCGTTCCGGCGATTGATCCCTTAATGCCCGCATTCGCAAAAACACCCAATAATACCGCCGTTTCGTCAAAATCTTGTCCGGCGGCTTTGGCCACTGGGCCTGCGGTTTTAAAGGCCTCGCCCAAATCGTTAAGATTGGTGTTCGCGCTTGTGAACGTATTAACCAATACATCGTTGACGCGTGCCAACTCGCCAACGTGTTTGCCATACCCGGCCAAAATATTGGTGGATATATCAGCAGCAACACCGAGATCCACCGCTCCGGCTGAGGCCAGTTGTAATGTACCCGGCAGGGCAGAGATAGACTCCTGCACGCTCAAACCGGCTTGGCTCAAAAAAAGCAACGCCTCGGCGCTTTGTGTTGCGCTAAACTCAGTGGTTGCGCCGGTCGTGCGGGCAACGTTATTGAGCAACAACAGCTCAGCTTTAGTCGCTTTTGAAATCGCCCCGACTCGGCGTATGGTGAAATCAAACTCAGCAAACGCGCTAACAGATCCTTTGATGCCGCCTGCGATACCAACCGCACCACTCAAAGACAACAAATCCCCAATGACGCCTTTTATCGATTGTCGATATTGATCGTTGGCTTTTTTGGCCGCCAGCACGTTACGTTGGTACTCGGACGTACGTGCGGTTAAAACGACGTTTACATGGTTATCGGTTGAAGGCATTGGATGGCGCTAAGGTAGAGAGACCAAGGGTAGGTCAGGGCGGCGGGGTGTCCGTTTGAAATTACGCGGCAGAGAGCGGCGTTGAAGTCGTCAAGTTTGTCATCGTGGCTGTGATGTCCAGCATTCTCTGCCGCATCTGAAAAAAATGCGGATTGATCGCTTTCATCTTATCGATCACCCGTTGAATATCGGATGGTAGATAGCCATTATCGTCATTTGAGACCAGATCTTGGTAAGATAACGTGGTCATCAAAACGATTTCGTCCAATGAAACGTCCTGGAACAACATGTCGTTGACCAGGCTGAAGTGTTCAGGATCAGAATTTTGTGCATCAGCAACGGGTGTCGCTGATGCCATGGAAGAAAAAAACGATTGAATCTGGCCAACCGTCAGCTCAAGAATGGTAACGGCTGTGCTACCGATTACCACGACATTATTTGCGGGCATACAAGCTCCTATTTTTCGTAATCAACTTTGTAAAACTTGGAAATACCAACCCCGGATTTGCTAGAATCCCGCAAAATATCGCCTGAAATCGTCAGCGTGCCGGTGTCGTCACCGTTGATAAACGGGATTAAGGATGCGCCTAATTTCACTCGAAAAATGTTGGCCTTAAAGCCTTTTTGCGTAATCTCATTGATGCCATCAAAAATGATTGAAAACTCCGCACCGGCGCGTAAAATCGCCTCGACTTTTTGGGAGTCGGATGTTGCGTAACTAATCAACGCAGGGGTCTGCAACTCGGTCACAGGATTATCGCTGATGACCACGCCGCCGCGTTTAATCTCGTAATCGATACCTTCCAACAACGGATCGCCCGATACGTTATTCTTGATCACAATATTTTTTTGCCCGATACCATCCAAGTCGATATAGGCACCAGGTTCAATGGCATGCTCTTGGTCTGTAATGGTTTTGCTGGTCACTTGACTGAGTGACCCCAAAACCGCCAAGGCAATGTTTTCGGCTTTGAGGTCTTTTGCCTCAATATTGATTGTGGCCTTATTCACCTCTCTAAACGATTCTTCTAAACCGCCGCCACCCTGGTAATTCTTGATATCCAAAACGCTTTCATCGATAGCGATTTCGAACTTGGCGCTATTGCCTAAGGTCTTGTACGGTGCATTGGGGATAAACGTGGGTTTGATGTATGGGGTTCCTGCGGCTTTGTATCCAGCCATTGCGGCTCCTTATAATATGGGTTGTGCGAATTGAATGTGAATGACAACCTCTGCGCGTATAACGTTAGATCCCGGTTCGCGGTAATATGCATTGGTGGTTTCGGGTTCGTAGACGGTGCATAGGCTGTTGAGATGATCATCTGGGGAGATAAATAAGGCCTGCACAAGGTCAATGCGCAGTAATTCGGCATCCAAATCATTGTGTCGATCAGATGCGGTGGAAGTTGCTTCGACCACGACTTCCCACGCCCAAAGTATATGTTTGGGTAAAAAATCGAGGTGTTTTTGGTCTTTGGGGGTCAGAGTAACGGTATTTAAGGCCTCATCTGATGTGCTGGTTGTCTTGTTAAAATGCGCATCAAGCGAAAAATTAAAGCCGCTAGATTGCTGTATCGCGTTTAAACGGCGCAGTATCTCTTGTAAAATTAATAATGACCTGGGGCTTTTTTTCATACGGCCTTTAAAACAAATTTCAGTTGTTGGTTGATCAATCGTTTCAATTCGGCGGATGCGAACGTACGAATTTTGTCTTTCAACAACGTAAATGACTGATCAATAGACGGCCCAACGGGGAACTGTATATCATCCCTGCCTGTGCCGGTGCGCTTTGCCACTAACCGCCCATTTTTTGACTGAATAAAAAACGCTTTTTTATACAGCTTCCTGCCGCCGCTTTTTGTGATTTTCAGGGTGATACCCCGCTTGGTTTTTTTGGCGGCAAACTGATTCAGCGATGGGGAAGACACAGAAACGGAGATTTTTGCCCGTAAAGTTTTACGGGTTGATCGACTGATCTTTAAATTATCCCGTAAGAGCCTGGCCTTAAGATTAAGATCTGATCTAATTAAACTGCTGGTATACGTGCGAGTTTTTTGGATGGCTTTGTTCAGGGCTTGGTTTGTTGCTTTATTCAGCATCGCAGGCGAATTTTTTAAAAACCGATCCAGCTCATTAAGGCCGGATACGGTCAATTTTGACTCAATCATACGATCATCTAACCAATAGGCTTACTTGGTAACCATCATCACTGATGATTTGGTCAACTTCAAAAATTTCGCGTTCGCCGCTGTATTTATCTTCGATTTCGATTTCATCTCCACTCTCTGGCGGGGATGATAACGCGTGTTTGGCGATATAGATCATGGTGCCATGATCTGTAACTAAATTATTTTCACCATAAATTTCTGTATTCCTGGACACATCCACAAATGTATCCAATTCGTCGCCGTTTTGAAATCGATACGTAGCATGATAATCGCCACTTTTGGCGATTGCATGTGCAACCGCTTTTGCCGCCGGTGACAGTGACATCAAGATGCCACAACTTTCACCAGCACGTTGGGTCGGCTGCACATCGGCAATGGGTTAGACTCACAATACAAATCCCAGCCGGTGCCGTTTGCACGCTCGACGTTCCAAGCGGTGAATAGTTCACCGGGTTTGTTCACGGTTTGCATTAACTCGGCAGGTGCAGCGTAGGTTCTAAACGTATCCATAGTGCCTTCTGGGAACGCGTGGCCTTCGTTTTCATCGATAAATCGGCGCGTGATTGATTTGCCCTGTGCGTCAAAAGAAGGCACCCGTGCGTTGTACTGGATAAACTTGAGACCGCCATATTGAAACGGCGCGTATTGCAAACTGTCGCGTAATGCTTGGCCATCGTTGAACCGGTCGTAAGCGGCCTTCACTTCTTTGTGCCCAACCAGGGCAGAGAAAAATTCCGGGCTGACAATGACGCAGACGTTCTTCATGACTTCGCCTAAGAGGTTTTCATCGATATGTAGTTGTATGGCCATGCATTGCTCTCGGACTTCAAAATTAGGGTCAGAAAGTTTGAAGTCGAAAACTTGCTGTTGCACATTGAATTCGTCAAAAAGGTCATAAATAAGCGTGCCGTCAGCATCGTTGATTTTACCTTTGAGTGCGCCAACGCGCAGGTTTTCGAGGGTTATGGCTTGGTTGTTGCGCATCGTGGCCAATTTTTTGACCATAAAATTACTGACCGTTTCGAGCGAGGTGCTACCAAATGCGGTCAAATTTTGGATATCACGAGGGGAAATTGATCCCGTGTGCGGGATGTGGGGGATTTCAAAGCTTTTAACACGTCGTTTTTCGTTGGTTAAGGCTGTGCCTACTGCGCCACGTTCGCCCGTTTGTAAAAGTTGCAGCGTCCCTTGGTTGTATTCTATTGTGATGCTGGTGGTTGATACAGATTCTACGGGGAATAGATCCATTCCATTCACCAGTCCGTACATATTGGGCAAGACATTTATCGCCTTAGTCAAGGTTGAGGCGTTAAACGCATTGGAATCTTTGAACGGGTCGAGTATTAGGGACATGGTGTTACCTTGAAAAAATTTGAAGCCCACGAATGTGAGCGGGGGTTCCCGGATGGGGGAGCTAGCTAGGTAGCTTTTAGGTGGGGTTGAGTGATTACGTTATTACAGCTAAACAATCTTTCCGATTGGCTCAAAACCCAATGCGAACAGATCCACATCGGATGTCGGTCCGGAAGCATTGACGGTCAGCATCCCAGCCTGTTTCAGCTCTGCTGTGGCGGTTGTAATTTGCGCCTCGGTGAGGTCGCCAAACACCAAGCCTTGGTTAATCAAGTAGCATTGTCTCGCCATCACAGGGATGTCGATGGCATCCGTTTGGTCAGTGGTGTCAACTGGCACAATCGCCACGACTTTGGCAACGTCAGATCCGTCGGTTGCCGCTGGGTCAACGGGCACATATTCACCGCTGGCAGTGATTTTGCCCAAAACTTGACCAAATTGAACCACGGTGTCGACTGCAATAGGTGCAGAATCACGAGAATAAAATTGTAATTCGGTGGCTTCTTGGTGCACTAGATCGGTAAATTGAGGGTCTTGGTGGATAAAGCTCATATATTTCCTTTATTGCTGTTATTGCTTTGCGGCTTTGGCCGCCAATAATGCGGCATCGAGCAATGGGTTCGTGGATGCTGTGGGTACGGCTGATCGTGTTGGGCTTGTCGTGGATGATGTGACCATATGTGACCATAAGTCCTGTCTGACTTGGGCGACCGTTAAGCCTTTTTTGATGTAGGCGGTGGCTTCTGCTGCTCCGTTTGCACCTCTAACTTCGTGGCACATTTGCGTGATTTTGGCGTATTCAGCAGCGCTTAAAGCGGTTTCCGTTTCAGCGGGTTCATCCAGTTCAGGATTTTCGGCTTCCATTTCCTTTTTGGCATCTTCGACACTCGTGTCGTTTTCGATCCATTTTGTGACTTGTGCCATGTCTGAGCTAATGCTCAATAACTCTAGGACGCGATCTTTATCGGCCATTATTTCATCCTGTGTTTGTTGTGTTTGTTGTGTTTGTTGTGTTTGTTGTGTTTGTTGTGTTTGTTGTGTTTTGGAGCTTAATGAGGTAAAGAAATTTTCGACGGGGATAACCTGGTCTGCTAGACCAATATCAACCGCGTGTTGGTTTTTGTAGACTTTGGCTTCAGTTTCCATCACATCTTGTGGTGATAGGTTTCGATATTTGGCAACGGCGGCCACGAACATTTGTCGGATGTCGTCGACATCCGCTTGGGCGGCCTCCAATTGTTCCAGGCTCATGCTAACGTCAGGGTCACCAAATGCCTTTTGCTCACCGGATCGGATGGTGTGCACTTTGACGCCTTGATATTCATTGGCCTGGGTCATATCGTAATATTTTGCGATAACGCCAATTGAACCAACTCCGCCTGTTTGAGGCAAAATGATTTCAGTGCATGCGCTGGCGATCAGATATGCGGCGGAGTAGGCCGATTCGTCAACCACGGCGATTAAGCGTTTTTGCTTGCGTGATTGGTAAATCTTTTCAGCAAGGTCGAACACTCTTTCGACTTCTCCGCCGCCGGAAGAAATTAAAAAAACCAGGGTATGTATTGCATCGTCCAACATGGCCGTATCCAACGCGTTGGATAAATCGGTATACGTTGTGCAGTGCATGCCATTTGCGGGATGGTGTAATAGCATGCCGTCAACCCCAATGATGGATACGCCGTCAGGTGCTTTCATTGTTAATGCTAACGGTTTGGCCACTGAGCATTGTTGATGCCCAAGGTCTAGGTGATTTTGCTGTGCAACGGTTGAGATGTATGCATTGAAATGATGCTCATGCATCATCATGGGTCTATGCAATATCGTTGATAATTGCCGCTGTTTGTAAGTCATGTAACTCGCCTGATTTCTGTGTGGTGTTCGGGTTGGAATCTAGCGTTATTTCCATCTCTAACAACGTTTCTCGTTCTGCCTTGATGCGCTCTAGGGTTGTCCTTGGGTCTTCGCCGCGCTCCACAATTTTTTCTGACAATGTTGCGAATCCGGCGCGCACTTCTAACATGTCTGCCATCGCGTCCTTGAACTGATCAACACCTTCCCATCCTGGGGCACGCCACTCTTCTGGCGTATGTTCTTCAGGGTTATCCCAAAAATCGGGTATATCGATTTTGCCGGATAATACGGCGGCCTCGACAAACCAACGCCCGATTTTTCGGCAAAATTTGTGTATTAGGATGTTTTTTTGTATTTGCTCACATTTGCGCCTAAATTGGCTCAAACCAAACCGCAGAGAGGTGTAATTGACGTCGGATAGGTCGCCAGACATCATTTCATAGCTGACGCCATAGCCCATCGATATGTCTCTGAGTTGCTGTTTTACCCAGTCAATCGTGGTTGATCCCACTTCGGCTGGTTGACTTAGATTAAACTCTTCACCAGGGTCGCCATAATAGGCACCTCCTGGTGTGATGCCTCTTATTTGGTTGCCGTCATCGTCCTGTCCTTCGTCAGATCCAAATAGATCATCTCCTGTTTCGACTGGCGTGGTAATGAAGGCGGTTATGCTAGCCGCAAATTTTTTGCGCTTTAATTCGGCGTCTTCATACCGTTCCAGCTCATACAATTTTTCAATAATGGTCGCCAACCAAGTCATGCCGCGTACTTGTCCGGGCCGAGTTGGGCGGTACAAGTGGGCGATTTCTCTGGCGGGGATGGGTATCGTTAAGTGGTGGGAATTTTGATTTAATTCACCGGGGTGGTCTGGATACATCCAGTACGAGAGGCGCTTTCCGCTATGGTCAAATTCGATGCCGAGTGTTTTGCGATTTCCATCAGGCGTGTGACTGGTGGCATCCTCACAGATATCCGACTCCAGCAATTGGAGGCGAAGCGGTACCACAGCTTTCGGGTCATCAATATACCGCGCCCGAACAAAACATTCACCGGCGCTAATTAACGCTGTGGTCGCCAATGTCTCCAATCCACAAAAATCCAGACAATCATCAAAATCACATTCTATAACCCACTTATCCCACAGGTCTTGCAGCTCTGAATTTTTCCATCGGGGGACAATGCCGCTACCAACCAGATTGGAGACATACGCTTCAAGCCCTGCTTGCGCATGTGGGTTATCTCGTATCGCTTCTCTGGCTCGGTTTCGTGCTGTTTGGTTAGAGTCTAATATGGCTGAATTTGGCCCTAAATTATTACTACCCCAGTCTTTATTTTGCTTTCTTGTGCGATTTGCTGCTTTGTAAGAGGATTTTCCGCCCGAGAAAAGACCAAAAATATGGCTCCATGCGCTCATCTATCCACCCATATCACCGTTTTTCGTGATCCTCTTTTTACCTTGTTATTTTGTGTGCGGATGTCTAGCAGTATCGTCTTTCTGAGTGTATGAAGATCTTTCAGATTTGCCGCGTTATACTCGGTTTCAACGCCGGATGGGGTTTTAACCTTAACAACCTGGACACCCATTGTGATATCAATGATTGCATTTTCGACGATTTCTAAATGTTTTTTTGTATACATGAATGTGTCTTATGAAGGATATTTAAGTGAGTTATTCTTGTTTGAACGATACTGGCAGGATATTTAAGCCTAACGATGGATCACATGAATGTGTCTTATGAAGAATATTTAAGTGGGTTATTCTTGTTTGAACGATACTGGCAGGATATTTAAGCCTAACGATGGATCACATGAATGTGTCTTATGAAGGATATTTAAGTGGGTTATTCTTGTTTGAACGATACTGGCAGGATATTTAAGCCTAACGATGGATCATCTGAATACAAAATAATCTGATGTTCATCGGGCTCGGAGGAATTGAGTGTAATTTTGATACATGTTGTAGACCGTTTTACGCCGGATTGAGTCGTCCAAACCGTTTGCTCGATTTGTATTTTTGTTGCCTGGTGAATATTGCACTGCATGTTTTTCTCCAAAAAAGCGTTTTAGTCATTAAATTTATACCCATCAAAAGAGTCCCAAAACCGCTCATACTCAGACAATCGTGTGATTGCTTTGACCATTTCCGAGCCATCGAAGCAGTTCAAAAATGGATTCGGCACTTCGTTCATCAAACGCCACTCATTTTTACGATCATGATTGCGACAAAAACGCTCTATTAAGCCACCAAAATACTGTATTTTATCGTGATTGAAGACATCCCCCGGTGAACTGGTGACACTAAACTGTGTCATTTTATCGTGATTGTGAATGCGGAAATCTTTGTACAATCCATGAGTACCCAAGGTATGCCCACAGGATCCTAAATGCGGATTATCCGAGATATCAACATTAGAGCTGTACCACACATCAATGTGTATCACGTTAGATGGGATAGCCACATCGACGGGTAACCCGATGGGGTCAATCAAAATCAGTTGATTAACCTGGGCAAATGATTTTGCAGCATCAATGGCCACTTTGCAGTATTTGCCATTCGCGATAATGGTTAAATCATTGGTTTTTTTTCCGAAATGCAATAAATGCCCACCAATGTGGATGGTAAAAGTCGATCATGGGGTGTTTTTTTGGCAGTACGGATGGGGTGTCGTACAAGGATATAATTGTTTTCATAGTTTTTTAATCGGTATTAATAAGTGACTCATATAGTGATTTGCGTCTATCATCGATGAGTAATTCGATTTCCATGATTTGATGTGTGGACAAATTTGCGCTGCGCGCCAAAATGTCGGGTAAAGTATCCAACAATTGTGCCAAAGACTTAAACGACTCTGCCAAAGCAGACCGCAAAGCAGATACATGGACAACCTCCCCAACCATCTCAAGGTACTTAAATTTTTTGGTTTCAGAGTCCCAATATTTCACGCGGTCGGCGGGTGTCATTTGTTCGGGATCGACATCCCCAATCGTTTGGACTAACGCGCCCTTGAATTTACTGTCAACCAACAGTTGCACGCAATCTAACAGCCGATAAACCGGATTACCCCTATCGGTATCAACCGGCACAATGCCATTACTTTGTATGATGCTGCTAACAGTGCGTCGATCCAGTTGTAATTCTCTTGACAATGCGGAGATAGACCACTTTGTGGTCGATGCATCATCCGCCATATATAAAGTGACCGAGCTCTAAAGCCATTTGTTTGTGTGCCCAATCAAGCTGAGATTCTTCTAAGTTCACAACCAATATTTTTTGTTGTTTCCACGCATCGGATTTTATTTTATCTTTGTCCATTGTTTTGGGTATGATTGCTTTCAAATTTGAGGGGTATTGAGATCTTTGCATATTTCGACACTTAGCTCATATAAAGTGCGGTTGTGTTCGGATACAATCCGCACCGCAGAAAGAATTTTAAATTGACCGGAAAATAACGCCACAATCATCTCCCACGACAAGTAAAAATCACGATCCCTAAATAGATAATGATTAGTCCCCGTGAGTCTATATTTAACCATTCACACTGGCTCAAGCAATAACACAAAGTGTTTTGCAGTATTTTTATTTTGTATTCTAAATGCTTTTTTGATCGTGTATTCACCGTCCACGTAGTTGACGAGATCATCCCAACTCCAATAATTAAAACCGTCAATCGTGTATTGATTAGGGAGCATGTCGTATTCCTTGAATGGATGGATTATGGCAATTTGGAAGTGATTTTTTGAGTCCACATTGCATGGACGAAATTGCCATAATCCTGTTGGTGGGATTGTCAGTTATTTTTTTATAGGCATAAAAAAAGCCCGCCGAATGTTTGTTCGGTAGGCTTTAATTTCACGATGACATGATCATAACTATATTAGTGTATACTGTCAATCTATTTATTTATTGATTTAAACATGCCCTGACTGTCCGCATCATTTTAAGCCAAGGATAATAGGGGCCAGGATCGGATCGACGAGAGGGATCTAATGTTGCGTGAGATTGTACGCTGTGGGCAGAAAGCGGAATATTATGGCGTTTTAAAATATCGCAAATTAACGCAAAAGACGCCGCCAACTGTGCGTCAGTCCACGCATTTTTGCCTGCATAACCAGCATGCTCAATACCAACACTATCCTCATTACAACACCGTACGTGGTTAGCTTGATTTTGCTCCTTCACCAATTGGACAACCTGACCCAATGATGTGATGACATAATGCGCGGACACTTTGCGCGAATTATGCCGCAAAAAACTAATACACCCTGCACCGGCCCCCTCGCATGTATGCAGCACAATGCGCCGTATTTTACCGCCGTTCCGGCTGCTGTAATGATCTGACCCAAGATAAGAGATATCGAGATCGGAAGCCATAGCGGATGACCCTAATGAAGCAAAAAAAACCAGCAGAAAAATAAATTTCCTCACGGGAAAATTGCCGTGATGAATTTAGGCCGGGGTATAATCATCGAGAAAAACAAAGTTGCAAAAATAAAAACAACAATAATAACGATCAGTGATTTTACCTCGATGCCATTATTTGTTGTAATTTTATCAATGGCTCTAACGCCACCGGAAACGCTAGACCCGGTACTTTTAGACACATCTTGAGACACACGGCTATTAACGGTACTTTTCGACGTAACGGCATTATTTGATCCATCGATGGGCGGGATCTCTGAGTGCGCGCTGACATCCACCTCCATTTGTGCAGTTTGTCCGCCAGCGCAGGCAGACAAAGCAAAAGAAAATAACAGCAAAGCGAGTAATCGGTTGAAGGGCAT